TCAGGTGTATGTACCTGTATTGTATACATACGGATTTGGGCAGATTTTCCCGGTCACATCATAGTGACGGATGACACGTTCTGCCGGCACATTGTATTTTTTCATCAGGTATTTTGTCAGCTCGACCGCCGACTGTACCGTTGCTTTCTCAAAATACCAGTCTTTGTCTGTTGCGTTCATTGTTTCTTTGGATTTCTTCCGCACACACATCTCGATGCCGATGCTGTTCGCATTCCTGCATTCCGGGTGCCTGTAGCTGCTCGCTCCACAGTGCCAGGCAATGTCCTTATCTTCCACGCACTGCCAGATCTCTCCGGCGAAACCGACAAAATAGTGTGCGGATGCCCCACGGTTGCCGCCGCCATAGTATGCACAGTTTTCCTTTGCTCCGCCAAGTGCCCCGACGTAATGGATCACTATATATTTGATCCTGGAAACACTGTCGGAATTAAAGTTGTACTTTGAAATCATGCGGTTGACTTTGTTCATAGTATCTGCCTGCCTTTCTTTTAATAATTTCTTGTGTAAAACATTGCTTTTCGTGATAACAAAAGAGGAACGCTCACGCGTCCCCCTTCTTGTCTGCTTTCTGTGTCAGTATATCGATCGCCCCAGTAATCACTGCCGGCAGCGGTATGCCCATCAATCCGGCATTTTCGACGATTGAAATCAGTTCGTTGGCAATAAACCCGATGATCACTGCATCTCTAATGTAATCCACACCGATTGCCAAATCCAGCCGGTACGCCACCAGCACGAACAGCAGTGTCATGCATTTCCTGCACAGACCTTTCCAGCCTGTCCGACTTTCCAATGTCCCTGTTGACGTTTTCTTACTGTTGTGGAATACCCCGGCAACGATCAAACCGGATATGTAGTCGATTGCCATGAAAATAATGAGCGTGTACAGTGCGGAATCCCATCCGCCAAAAAATGACGCAATCGCTCCACCGACTGCGCCTGTAATCGTGCAAACCATTTCTTTTTTCATCCTCGTTAGTCTTTCCTTTCTTGGTCAGATATGTTAATATATACTTATCCAAGAAATATATTAAGAAGTCTTGAGAGTGTTGACATCACCTATCTCAAGGCTTCTTTTCATTTGTAGTTTCAAAATTGCAATAAAAATGGGTCTCTACGGTCCTGCTCTGATTTTTATGTTCAACTCATTTCCTACCATATAACAAAAAATGGTCTGACCCCGTGCTGCTGATTTCCGATGTCGCTGCTCGAAATACCGCCGGAGCTGATCAGTGCATAGTTTGTCGCCGACCGCTTGTTCCGTAACCAGTAGTCATCGTTCGAACACATCAGAAAGTGGCTGTAACGGAATCCGGCAAGCTGTCCTTTCAGCACCCCCGTCTGGAATCCTGTCCATTCTCCCCACGAGCCATGACCCATTACCATTTCTTCCGTGAGCAGGTCTGCCCCGACATTCACCCAGTCCCAGCCTGTCGGCTCGCCATTTGCCGTTTTCGGGATGATCCTGTCCATCATGGCAACATTATCGTTTCCGAATATGCCCTTCAGTGTCTGGGTGATCTCCGGCAGCTTGTTCGCATACATGTGCGTTTCTTTCGGCTGGGTTGCCTCCGGATAGTTATCAATGGCACTGCTGCCCATTACCCTGTCCGGGACTAGGACGGCATGGTGTTTTTCGATCTTCCCGCCAGATACACCTGAAACGCACCCTAAGAAGTAGTCGAAATCCATAAACCGATAGATGTTGTCTTCCGTTTCGATGTAATCGCCGACATACAGATCAGAAAAACTTCCGTCCCTGATGCCTGCAAGCATCTCACTCGTCAGCGCATTACCCAGTTTTTTCCCACGGTAGGTTGCGTTGTGGGCGGCGGCTCCGGTAATAGACTTATACGGGTTCAACTTGTCTGCATTTACTTTCCATACCCTAATTTCCCCATTTGCTTTTTCATCCGACGATATCAGCATTGCGGTTATATCTATGCCGTCTTGTGGGATGGTCACAAAATAATCATTGGTTCCGGCTACATATGGATCATTGATATAACCTGCCACATTTCCATCCGTGTAATCAGCAGAACAGCCAAATGCCAACATTACCGGTGCGTATGCATTTCCATCGGCTTCTATGTATGTACGTACCCAATATACGTCTCCTGGTGTTACATCAATACCAACGCACTGACCACCGCCTGTCGCCGGAATCATGATCGATGTTCCGTTAGATGTTCCCCATACATATCCGTTGATCGGACTGACCGATAACTCATCCGCAAGTACATTCCATATTGGCATTATAATGTCGAAAAGTTTTTTCTGGTTCTCTGCCATAGCCGCATTCAGTTTTTTCTGGCTCTCCGTCACTGGTTCTATTATCTTTCCTACTACATCTTCCAGGCTGTTCCGTTTATAGATTTCCATATCTATTCCCGAATAATCTTTCACTACATGGTTGACCAGCAGGTATTTCGCCCCCGCCGGAACCGTAAGCACATACTGATCATTTCCATCTGTCGGATTCTCAAATATGGCGATAGTGCCATCTGCTGCCGAATTCGTTGCACTGCTAACGGCTATGACTGGCCCCGGAACATAATAGCTGTCAGCAGATTTTGCACAGTGTACCTCGTACACCTCGCCTTCCGTTACCGGGATTACTGTATTTGTATATGCTGGATACTCGCTGCTTGGCCCGTGTTTTGTTATTGTCCTATTTGAATTCACGTACCAGTAGCTTCCCTGTTCTGCCTGGAAGTCCATCGTCTGCTGTGTCTGGATTCCGATGCTCAGCCGGTTATCATATTCTGCCAGGGCATCATTCAGCTTCTTGTCATACTCCTTTAGTCCATTGTTTAATGTAGCCGTATGTTCTTTTTCCGCGTCACTTAACCGTTTCTCATATTCTTCCAGTCCTGCATCCACAGTATCCTTGCATTCCTTGATCCCGTCATGTATGGACTGCCTCACATCTTTCCCGTATCTCGCTTTCAGTATTGCCTGTAAATTTTCTGTAAATCCCATATGTCCCCCTATCTAAGTTTAATGCCTGTGACCATGCTGGCACTGATGTTTCCAACTACCCAGCCTGTTACGGTACGTGCATACACACCTATCCTGTTGTTGATTTTGTCCCACTGTACCCATGCGCATCCATAGTACGCCGGGCTGACATATCCTGTTATGCACGCATCGTGCGGGTCATTCCTGGATAATGTGACCCATCCACGGAAACCATCCCCAACCTCAACCCATACCTGTATTTCATCGTACACTGCCAGGGCGCTGATTCCTGCCGTGTATGCCCAGGTCGTCAGTGCTGTTGGCTTGATGCTGGCCGCTGACAGCAGTTTCCGTTCGTCAATGACCCCTGCGACATACCAGTAAGAGCCGGAATACACCAGTTCAAGAACGGCATACTGTGGGATCAGCCATGCCGGGATGTTACTGCTTTTGTAATAGATCGGCTTCGCCCCGGTAGCATTGACGTTCAATGTTGGGTTTGTGGCCGCATTGGCATAGTTAAAACGTACCGTAACCATTGCGCCGGTCACCAGTCTGAAGTTCGACAGGCTAACTGTTTTTGCGGCGGTAGAGCCTGACGTATAACACACGGCGTAATGGGCAATGTCAGCCGTACCATTGAAATTAACGCCATCTATTGCCCGTGCTGTCTGGAGTTTTGTAGCTGATCCTGCGTTTCCTGTAATTGTTGTCGGTGTTCCTCCGGCATTGGCATCCACATAACTTTTCACTTTCTTCCATAACTCAGTAAGTCCTGTCTTGTCCAGATACGCCATGTCTCTTCCTCCTTATATCAATTCAATCACACGCAGATGGCATCAATTTCAGCGTTGGTGATGGCATCGACTACGAACATGCCGCCCAGGGCATCCCATGCTTTTCCGTCCCATGCCACGTTCGTTCCTGCCGGTCCGTAATCAGATGCCGCTTCCAGGTTGTACACATCACCGGTTACCCGTCCTGCAGCCGGCAGTTTCGTTGCATCTGCCAGGGTTCCTTTGTACTTGTATACACCTGCGATGTCGCTCTTTTTCGCGTAAGTGCCGGACAAGTCTGCGTTTGTCGGCAGGCCGTTCAGTTTCGTGAACATCAACGGGGACATGAGACCCATCTTATCGGCAGCAGCGACTGGGATCCTTGCTTTTACGGTACTTCCGGCAAAAGTGACCCCGACAGAAGCTTCCGTGTAACTTTCCTCAACGTAGGCCATTTCCATGGATTCCCATGTCCCTTTACCGCTCAGGAGTTTGGCAGTACCGCCTTTGGCCGGTGCCGGTACCAGTCCGTGTGCACCTGCCGCGTCAGCTGTCGCACCTTTGAAATCGGAGTAGGTCGTATTGGATGCCGGGATGCCCAGGCCGGTGATGTCTGTTTTTGTCACCGGGTTCGTGCCGGATACGTGACCTGCTGCATCCACGGTCACTTTATACAGCCCGTTTGTCTTTGGTGTATAGGCCGGATGTACATATTTGTTCGCACCGGCTGCGATCCCATCCAGCTTTTCCTTCTCTGCTGCCGTATAGTCATTTGAAGACAGCCCCTTTCCGTCTACCTTGTCTACCTTTTTGCCAAGTACTGTCTTGATCTTCTCCCAAAGATAAGTTAAGCCCGTTGTATCTAAAAAATTTGCCATCCTGTTCTTCTTCCTTTCTTTTAGCTTTAAATACAGATTTCATCAATCTTCCCATTCGTTATCGCTGTTACTGTTGTGTACTTCACACGCCCCTGCCCTGCCCGCAGCTGTTGCTGTGTGTAGGTCAATGCCGTACCGCCAAGCGTGACCTTGCTGTTTGCCGGTTTTAACAGGTCTGTCACCTTCTTCGTGATCTGCAGCTGTTGCTGTATGTTGTACGTGGGTGCTGCACAAAAGACCTTCTCACCGATCCGCAGCATATCCACATCATAACCGGCATCCGACAGGTCGATCGCAGATAATTCTGTCACCACGCTTGCCCCGTTGATCTTCCTGAAAGCCTTTTCGCCTTCTTCTTTCAGCTTTGCCGGGTCCTGGATGTCCGGAAAACTTACTGTTTTGGTGATAATCCCATACTCTTTTACAGCTTCCGTATCTTCCAGGTAATCCTTTCCATTGTTTACGTTGGCGATCGTAACCGGCCATTCATTATTGGATGTCGATGACCCGAGCGGGATCAGACGCGTTGCAAGGTCATCTGTTTTGACGTTTTTCGTGATGTCGACCACGTTCTGCCCCTGCCGGATATCCTGGCCGCCTGACTGTCCATATTCTGCCAGGTAATCAATATAATGCATACTGCCAACGGTCCGTGTGCGGATATAACCGCCGCTTTCCGTGACCAGCTCGTCCAGAATGTCCCTTGTGGTGCTGTGACCGTTCCGTTCCCGGTCTTCTGCGTCCCCTGTGACAGTCACCTGACCGACTGCGAACTGTTTGAAACCGTCCACCTGTTCATTGTGCTTTTTGACCAGCCATTTGAAATAATCCCCCGGTGTTGTCCTTCCCGGTACATCCGCGCCGGTCTTGTGGAACGGACGGATGATGCTGTCCTGGAAAAATACCAGGTCGCCTTCCGTCTGGATCTCCATTTCCAGACTGGAATCTTCGACTGTGTTCATCACAACCCCCCTGTAGATTGTCTCCTCACTTCCCGTCATACCGAACCGGATCACTTCCAGCAGAGACTTTCGCCGCAGGATAGAACCTGCAAGCGGGTGATCCAGTACGATTGAAACATCACAGGAACCGTTCTTGTTGACCTCCTGCGTCAGTGCCCCATCTGTGATGCAACGGTCCTGCATCCACGGATGATACAGGCATGCCCCATCCAGTGTAACTTTGTACATTGTCAGAACCGCCCTCCCCTGTATTCCACGGAAACCGTGCCGCTTCCGCTAAAACTCATTGTATGCTCGCCCTCCATGATCAGGATATCCGGCACTGTGCTGCGCCCTTTCGGGATCTGGTAGCTTTTTCCGTCATAGGTCACTGTGACCGCCGCCGAAGCTTCAAAAACACATCCTGTTGGCATCACATCGCCTATGACAACCAGTTCACCCGGTACCTGGATATTTTTATAATCTCTGATGATATCCGTTTCAAAATCGAAGCTGTCCCATTCCCAGTCATCCAGTGACGTTTTCTGTGCCAGCTTATACGGCGCCGCATCCAGTGTGATCACGACCTGGCTGTACTGCTGGTTGAGCTTGCTGCTGTCCACGCTTACCCTGGCATCGTAATAATAGCTGTCGTTCCCGAGCACAACCGGAAGCCTGCGCCCATGTATCTTTCCACGCAGGTCGCCGCTTACTGACACCCACTCATCATAGGTGCCGTCCCGGAAATCAAACGTCAGCTTATGTGTGGCATTGTCATACAGCGGGAATCCGGCAATGGCTTCCGTAAGGTCCAGTGCACCGTTCCTGCCCGGGATGGTCACGGTATTTTTCCGGACTGCCGGGGTGCCAAGCTCCATGCCCAGCAGGTTCAGCCCGAAATCGCCCATCTTATACTTTCCGATCTGTACATCCATCAGCTTCCCCTCCTTTCCCTGCTCTGTATCGTACCCATGTTTTCATTGACGTAAGGCGTAACCGCCTTGCCTACTGTCCTGCCGTCCAGGTCAACCGTGGTATGGATCTCTGCCTGTACCTGCACCGGCTGGCTGTTCGTCACATTCACCTGCGGCGGCGAGACGTTCACATTGACCGGTGGGTTACCACTCACATACCCAAGACCCATGACTGCGGTCTGCAGGTTTTCAAGTGCCGCCGTCACTTCCGGGGATTTCGCGGCTTCTGCCAGCGACCTGGTCATATTTCTGGCTGCCGATACACTCTTTAAGGCTGCCTGGCTTGCAGTTGTTGGCACGCTTTTCAATGCTGCTTTTGTTTTCGTTGTTTTCTTTGTCGAATTCTTCTTATTATTTTTTGTTTTTGACTTATTCTTGCTCTTTTTCGTACTGCTGCTTTTTGCCGCCGTGACGCTTTTGGCATTGCCCTGTGCCGCCGCTGTTTCTGTTGCTGCCGCGGTTCCCGCTTTTACCTCATCCGTGATGTTGAACGCCGCCTTAAATTCCTTGACCATATTTTCAGCGATCGTCTTCATCGTGCCGCCAAGCGTCTCTTTTTCATCATCCAGGCTGCTTATGAGGCTCTTGGCGATCTCTTTGGCTGCCCCGTCCATCTCTGCCTGTGCGAACTTCGTCACTTCGGTGATCTCATTCTCCCATGCGGCTTTCGTGTCCGTCAGACGCTTGCTGAAAAATTCCTCAGTATAGGTTTCGGATGTACCCTGCAGGTCATTCCACTTTTTCTTGTACGCTTCCAGCTCATCTTCTGACATCGCGTTCAGGTGTTCCACGAAATTGTCCGCTTCGTTCAGGTCCATGCCAAGGATCTGGTCCATGAGGCTTTCTGGTATCTTGTCCTTGAGCCTGTCCAGTCCTTTCTGGTAGCGCTGGATCTGCGTCAGCTGGGTGTCCAGGTCGTACATGTTGACCGGCTCGGACATCTTCCTTTTCATGTCATCGCGGAATGATATGATCTTGTCATAGGCTTTCTGGTACTTATCCGAGATCCCGTCCAGCTTCTTTTCCAGCTTTTCCTTGATCTTGTCATAGGCTTCATCCAGACCGTCCTCAAGTGCTTCATTCCAGCTCGACATAAAATCCTTGGCATAGGCTTTTGCATTCCTGGCTTCTTTTTTCAGCTCTTTTGCCTTGGCTTGGAGTTCTTTCTTCTTTTTTCCTTTTTTGGCTTTGTCCGCCTCTTTCTGTTTTTTCTCTGCTTTCTTCTCCAGTGCAGTTATTGCATCGTCTACATAACCGTCAAACTTATTGCCCAGCTTTGACGTCAGAAGTTCCTGCCGTTTATCGATCTTGCCCGTGATCGCAGCCAGGATCTTCGAAGCCGCATCCGAGTAGCCTCCCTTAGATGCATCCACTTCCTTTGCCGCATCCACGGCACTCTGCGCCATCCGCTTCATGGCTTTTTTCAGCTTGCCTTCTTCCTTGCTGACACCTGCGACCAGTCCATCAACAATATGTGGTGCAATCTTATCTTTGAATACTTTGGACGGTGAATGGATGCCCAGCTCATCCTTTGTCGCATCAATGGAGACCCGTGCCATACCTCTGGCACTCTTTTCAACCTCTGCTTTTCCATCATCGACACCCTCAGCCATACCAGCCGCAAGCATCGCGCCAACTTCGTCACGCATAACATGGGACGGCGAATGGATCTCAAGTGTATCCTTTGCGGTTTCCAGTGATGAGTCCGCCATAGCTCCAACACTGTCATTTACTATTTTTTCACCGCGTTCAATTCCGACTGAGACACCCTCAGCCATGCTGAGTCCGATTTCATCGCGCCATACATGGGAAGGGCTGTTCTTTTTTATTTTTTTCTCCGCTTCATTTACAGCCGATTGGAGGACGCTGTTTACCGCATTCTGTATAAAAGGTGATCCCCTGTTGATTCCAACTGCAACACCTTCTGACATGCTCTGGCCAACACTTTCGAAAGAACTTCGGTAAGTCCTTGCCGTGTCTGCTGCTTTTTTCATGGAATTCCCAGCCGCCTGTGCGACCTGTCCGGAATTCTTTTCGATGCCTTCCGCTGTTGCTTTCTGCGACTCTTTTCCGGCTTCCTCGCCGCCTTTCTTGGCTGCCTCCGTGACTTCCTTCTGGCCGGATTCGATCTCGCTTTTTGCCTTGTCAGTGTACTCCTTGCCGCTCTGCTGTCCGGCTTCTCCAGCCGCCTGTGCGATCTCCTGCCCGGCGTTGCCCCAGTTGGCAGATGCAGAAGCCAGCTCACTCGTGATGCCTTCTGAAAGTTCACCACCAGCCTGCGAAAACGCCGTTGCTGCATCTTGTAATTCATCACTTGTCATCTGGGTGAAGGATTTGACCAGATTTGCACTCTGGGGTCCTAATTTGACCAGGTAATCATATAGTTCTTTGGTCATCCCCTCCCCTGCCCGGCCTGCAAGAGCTTTCAAGTTTTGTCCCCACTCTTCTACCCCCTTAGCCTGGCTTTCCAGATTTTCTATGATCTTGCCCTTGTCGATCTCTTCGCCTCCGGAAAACTTCTTGAATGCATCCGTTGCACCCTCTAAGCTGTTCTGAATGGACGTTTTCGTGTCCTCGTAGGCTTGTTTGACCTCGTCAGACATCTCTGTACTCGAATCTGCTACACCTCGGTTTGATTCTTCAACAGCGGTTTTATACTCGTAAGCTTTCTCCGCTATTTTGTTGTATCTTTCATCTGCTTCCGAAGTTGTCCCCTGTAAGCCGGCAACGACTTCTTCCTGTTCTTTTATCTGACCATTCAGGGCGTTCAGATGTAATGCATATTCGTCAACCGGTTCACCGGCTGCTGCGTAACTGCTCGCCATTTCCTGCACGGCTTCCGTGCCATCCTGTACTGCAGCGTTATGTTCATTGATCTTCTTGACTGCCTGCGACCGCAGGTCATAGAGCACTTCTTCCGCTTCTGCCTGCTGTATCTGTGCTTCTGCCAGATCAGAAGCCGCCTTGTTTGCCTGTTCCTGATAAGCATTTGCAAGTGCCTGCTGCTTCATGGAATCGATCACGGCATCCACTGCGGATTTTTCCCTGTTCAGTGCCCCGGTTGTTTCATCAATGGAAAGCCCAAGCTCCGGCATGGCTCCGTTGAGCTGGTCAACGATCGTGCTCATCTGTGCTTTGTCTGAAGCTGTTTTATTTGTCTTATCCGCCAGCTCGTAGAGTTTGTCCGCAAGGTTCTGGTAGGTAGCCGCTTCCGTTTTCGCACTCTTGATGCTTTCTTTTCTCTCTTTCGCATGCTCTTCCATGCTGTCTTTCAGTTCATCGTAGGAATCTTTGCACTGTTCGATCGCCTTCCGGTTCTTAACGGACTCCGATGTCCGGTCTTTCATGACCGCCCCGAATGCCACGGCTGCCGCTGTAAGGGCTGTAAGGGCTACTGCTACCGCACCGACTGGATTCGCAAGGAGTGCCGCTGAAAACTTCGTAAATGCTGTTGTAACCTGCTGGACGACCAGCAACCCGACCAGTGCCGCTGCCAGTACTGCAAGGGCTGCCGCCAGTGCCGTGACTGCCGCCACAACTTCCGGGTGTTCCTTGACAAACTCCGTTGCCCATTCCATCGCATCTGCCCCGCTCTGCTGGAGTTCCATCAATGCAGGCGCAAGCACATCACCGATCGCTATTTTCAGGTTCTCGGTGGCATTCTGGAAACGCTGCTGGGCAAACTCCCCGGTTTCTGACATCTTCTCGAAAGCGGTGGCTGCCGCCCCGGTGCTTCCTTCCATGGACTGCACCAGGCTGTTATATTTGGACGTTCCGCTGTTCAGGATGGACAGCATGCCAACCCCAGCCTCGGAACTCGACCACATGTTGTTGAATGCGGTCGTGTCCCCGTCCACACTGTCAGCAAGAACCTGCAGCACATCCCCAAGGGAATTGCCCTCTGCCATCAATTCTGCAAAGGTCTTGCCGGTCTGCTTCTTGAGCGTTGAACCGACAACGGAGCTGCTGCTCCCAAGTTCGTTCAGTGCCGCCTTGACGTAGGTCGTCGCCTGGGCGGTCTGTGTGCCGTTGGCGGTCAGCAATGCATAACTTGCCGACAGGTCTTCCAGATCCATATTGTATGCCGCCGCCAGCGGGATGACCATGCCCATGCTTGCACCCAGCTGTGCAACGGATGTTTTACCTAAGTTCTGTGTTGTAATCAGGACGTCGGAGATCTTCGCTGCATCATCCGCTGACATGCCATAGGCATTGATGGCGGTCGTCAGGATGTCCACGGCAGTCGTGGTGTCGGAAAATCCACCGACAGCCAGCTTGTTCGCCGTGCCGACAAAATCCACGGCGCTTTCGGTCGCTACCGATGCAGAAATGGCCTGGTAGGTCGCTTCCGCCAGTTCCCCGACACTCTTACCGGTCTCACTGGACAACGCCAGGATCTCATTCCGCATATCGCCAAGCGGCTTCTGTGATTCGTCTGCGATCGTTCCGACTTTTGCCATCGCCGTTTCGAACTCCATGCTTGCCTGCGTGCAGTCCATGAGTGCGTCCGTGATCTCCTTGACGGATGCAGTCACCCCGGCAGCTACCAGAGCCTGTGCAAGGGCATCCATGGCGGCACTGGCACGATCTGAGCCGCCCTCGAAACCGCCGCCGATGTCCTCTTCTGTCTGTTTGGAACTACGCTCGATCTCTTCTTCGGTCTCTTTCGTACTGCGTTCGATTTCTTCCTGTGCACGTTTCGCGGCTTCCGCTGCGGCATCTGCCGCATCTTCGCTTGCTTCTTCCACAGATTCCACAATGTTGTCCACAGCGTCCTGCACAGACTCTGCGGCATCTTTCCCGGCATCTTCTGCCGCATCTGTGACCGCTTCCGCTGCGTCTTCTGCTGCGTCCTGTACATCTCCCAGTGCATTTTCCACCTGCTTTGCCGCTTTTTCTGCATCTTTCCCTGCTTCCTCTGCCGCCTGGGAAACGGCCTGCTCTGCCTGTTTTGCCGCGTCCTGTGCCCCGGAGGCAGTCTGCTGCGTTGCACCTTTCGCCGCCTGCTCGATCCGCTTTAAGCCTTTCTGAAATCCACTCTCGTCGATCTCAGTGTCAAATCGTAATGTTCCGTCTGCCATTTCCTACCCCCTGTCTTATCAGTCGCCCCACATCGCATCCGCAAACAACCCGCTGATATATTCCCCGTCTGTTTCGTCTTTCAGTGCGATCGCCTTCTGTATCTTCTGGATCCGCTGCCGTTCGTGCCGGTCCCTGATCTTCCCGGCATCGATGGAACGGTAGCCGATGCGGGTCTTCACTCCGGAATCATCCGGCAGGCCTTCCAGCAGCATCTGGAATTTCCACCAGTGCAGGTATCTGCATTTCAGCAGGTCAATGCCGTAATAATTGCAGAAATCACTGACGATATACGGTGCATCCTGTTCATAGCAGAACGTCTTCTTTCTGTTGTCATTGTCTTCCCGTCCGTTTCTGCCAGCGTGGACACCGGCTATAAATCCAGTGACCGCCTGGACGGCCCCCTGGATGTCCTGCGGCATCTCCTTAAATATCCCCAGAACCAGAAGGAGCCGGGCTTCCGGCTCATCGGTCTGCCTGACTTCCTGTATCAGCTTCAGCACTGCCCGGAAGTCCGTCTTGACCGGGTAGGGGATGCCCCCGACCTCAACGCTTTTCGGCAGTGGTTCATATAATGGATTCACAGATCATCAGCCTACGGTCGGCTTTTCCAGGAACGTGCAGGAATTTCCATCTGCTGCGACTTTGGCATAACCTTTGACCGGCTTCGATTTCACGGAAAGTGTTCCAGAATACTGCAGGGCATCCGTTCCGTCACCAGCCGCATCCGGAAGGACTGACACCGTACGCTTTCTTGCTACGTACTCATCTTCTGCGGTAGCTTCGCCCTTGTTGAAGAAGTCCACAACAACAATGTCACGGGTCTCGCCGGTCAGTTCATCGTCATGCACACCGGCAAGATCCATAAGGATCGGGTCATTTTCATGCATGTCAAAGTTATAAGACCATGAGGTGCCATATCCGGTAACATCACTGTCATCCGAATCCTTGTCCACATATCTCCTTTCATAGGTACTCGGGTTTTTGGATTCCGACATAGCCGTAAAATTCTGCATGCGGCTGAATGTTACCGTTTCGTCATTTCCTGATGCTGGCACCCCGTAAAAGTTTACCCTGCCTGTTCTCTTTACTAATTTCTTTTTATTTGTCTCTGCCATATATTTAAGCCTCCTGTTCATAAATCAAGCGGCACTCAATACGATACGTAGCAAGATTTGCTTCGGCATCGTACAGGTAACCGCTGTTTAAGGTTTCGATTGCTATTGTATGTTGCTTTTCGTTCGCCAGCTCCGGAAGTTCCCCATCGTCTGAAGATTCTTCCAGCCACTCCTGGAGCTCCTGGTAGAAGCCGCTGTTCTCGATATTCACCCTGGCATCCTCGTCATAGGCTTCCTTGGAACAGATGGCGAACTGGTACTGTTTCTTTTTCCCGCCATCCACATATTTCTGGATCACCGGATCACACGGGAGCGGGTCGATGGAGTAACTCATCTCCTCGCCCAGGTAATCCACGTTGACCCGGCCGTCATGTAAAAACGGACAGGTCAGGAAGAATGTGCGGATGCTCTCGATGATGCTACTTTCCGCATGCAATTTTACCCGCCTCCTTCTGGATGCTGTCCTTGTGCCGGTTCTTCATGCGTTCGAACCATTTGGACTGCTTTTTGTGTTCATAGTACTGCCTTCTGGCGTACGGTGTGGACTGCACGATCAGACCGGAACCGGTGACCGTGCCAAGTGTTGCCGCATCCCGCAGTGTGCCGCTTCGGAACGGTGTTTCCGGTTCCATACGGTCTATGCAGGTCTGATCCACATAGGTCTGTGCCCGTGCAAGGTTGCCGTTGAGCCTTGCCGCAAGGGAGGCATCCCATTCCATCCTTGCCGTGAACATCCCGCCGCTGCCATGCCCGCTGTAGCGGACGTTCTGCGGCTGCTGGATCTGGAACGTTTTTCTGGTCTCTGCCATCATGCACCCCCTGTCACCTTGATGTGCGGATTTCCTCCGTACCGGTTGTAGTTTGCCGCCGATACCTTGAAGTGCTCCGTGCCGGCCAGGTCTTTCGCCGTCTTCATCTGGATGCTGCACTGCCCCCTTACCAGGTAATCATCCTTTTTGACCAGGACTGTTATATTCGGGATTCGGACCGTATAGGCATCCGCGGTCTTCCTGCCTTCCGTGGTGACGCTGGACTGTTCCGCCTCATGCCACCAAACAGCCGGGATGTATACGCTCCCCCACTCATCCAGACGGGTTGCCGGATTATAACGGCGGTGGTATAGGGTTGCGTCAGTGTTGGTCAGCATCGTCATACACCCCCATATCCAACAGGCCGGCCGGTTCCAGGTACAACGCCGCCGTCTGGTAGATCTTGCCCGCCAGTATCTCCTGGGCGGTTTTGCCGCCCTGTTCCTGTACATACGAAACAGAATAACCGTCGATGTTTTCCGATGCGACCTCCCTGCCCTGGTGTTCTGCTTTCGCTGCCTGGTCTGCATACAGAAGGTCACAGCACGCACAGGCGGCATGCTGCACTTCTTCCATGGATCTGTCTGCACGGTCGAACGTGATCCGCCGGATGTGTGCCGACACCGGCACGATCACCCTGCGGAACTGTTCTTCCGTCAGCTCACCGCCATACTGCCCTGTATAGAATGTATAATCAGTATACTGTGTCATAGGCCGCCCCCCTCAGGCTTTGTGTGACACGTAGAAGCCGGCCGCTTTGTTGCGGTAGTAATCCACCAGGCCATACTTGCGGTATTTCAGGATATCACCGTCTGCATTTGCGTTCAGGCTTGCCGGGATGATGTCGCTCGCAATGTGCTTATCAAATTTGATGATCGCCGGTTTATGGATGATCATGAAGTTGATGTCCTTGCCTTCTTCCGAAATTTTTTCGTAGTAGGTAGAAATGCTTCCCACTGCCGGGCTTTTGACCGCTTCATAGCTGCTGCCGCTCTGTGTGTAGTAGGTTTTCCCGGATACCACCGAAGAATCCTTCGTCTTTTCGTAGGAAGCCGTACCTCTCGTGTAATGTCCGGCTTCCTCACCCTCGCTCTTTCCGTCAAGCAGATGGATCGCTGTATAGAATCTGGACTGCGGCACCTTCTTCTTGATGTTGAATGCGTTCAGGATCTCACGGGACTTCGTTGTGTCCAGTGCCATGACCCCGTTCATCAGTGTCGGGGTCGCATACAGGATCCTGCCCTCTTCCGGCACTTCGTCCTCATCCATCACGTTCTTTGCCTCGATCAGGGCTTTCAGGAATGCTTCTGCATCTGCCAGGTTCTCCGCTTTCTTTGTGATGCCGTCAAATCCGCAGATGGTCGCAAAGGTAAAGGCATCTGCTTCCGGTGCTACCCTGGTTCTCTGCAGCTCTGCTCCTGCCCTCGTAAATGCCAGGTTCATAGATTCCTGGTTGTCCATCGTATCCACTTCCAGCTTTGCACCACGGTCATAGTTGAAGCGTGCGGTCGCCCATTTCAGTGATACAGCCGCAGAAGTATAACCGGAATTGCGGTCATAATTTCCCAGTCCTCCAACCTCGATCTGCGGGTATAAGATCTCACTTACGTTCGCTCCGGCACGCATCATGCTCGCGTCGCTGGTCAGATCTGCGGTCACAGATGCACTTTTGTACACCTCGTCAATGATATCCAGATAATTTTTTGCTAATGCAATTGTGTTTGCCATGTTTCATCTCTCCTTTTCTATTTGCTTTCCGCAGGTGGTAATCCTGCCGCTGCCCTCATGGCAGCCAGTGTCGAGTCCGTGCCGCCGTTTCCGCCGGACGGTCCGACCGGATTCTTGAATGGTTCATCTGATCCAAACAGATAAGCGTCAGACTCTTTTGCGGCATCCAGTGCTTTCTTGATGTCCGCACTCTGGTCTTTGGATTCCCTCAAGGCATCCATGTCAAGCAGTGCCATGACCGCCTTTGCATTTCTGCCTCCTGCTTCCTTGATCGCAGATCTGACGGAATCCGTAAACAGACGTTCTGCTTCCTTTGCGTCATACGTCTCTTTCTGCGTTTTCAAGTCGTCCTGGAGTTTTGTGATCTGCCCTTTGAGGTCTGCGACATCCACGCCCTCAAACTCCTTGAGCTTCCCGTTTACCGTATCCAGTGAAGTCTTGTACTCGTCCCGCTGGTTCACTGCTTTGTCGTACTCGTTTTTGGTGCGGTAGTTCTCCTTCCAGGACTTGTCAAAATCTGCCCTTTTCTCTTCCGGGATCTCCAGACCGTAATCTTTCAGAATCTCATAGATATTTTTCATTGCTTCGTTCCTCCTGAAATGTTTTATTGACCGCTCTTTCAGCGGTGTGGGATATAGCCGGTCAGACCTCCGGCCGGGTAACTGCCCAGTTTTACGCCTTATGGCAGGGCATAAAAATAAGACACCTGACCCCGTGCCTTAAAGGGAGATGCCTGGATCACCGCCTTTCTACGGATAACCGTCTGCCGTTGAACTGTACCGTGTCGCCAATTTGTGCCACTTCATCGCCAATCCTCACCCCCTTCAGCTCTGCGTGTCCGTCTTTGTCCCGGTATAAGAATTTGATCGTTGTGTAATTGATCCGGCCCGCCAGCCAGTTCGGTGCAAGCCTGTCTGCGTCTTTTGTGACGGTGTAGCGCTCAGTCATCGTGTGTAACCTTAAGTCCGAACTCTGGAAGAAAGTTAATCTCGTAATGATACTTATCTACCTCAGCCCCTGAGATATCTTCAACAACATACATGGTGTAATCATTGAGAAATACATAATCTTTCTGATATTTCCCTTCTGCTGTTTCAATAATTACTTCCAGTTCGTTGTCTGAATTATTTTTCAGTGCAAACGTTCCGGTCAGTTCAAGCAAAATAGTATCTGTTCGTGCATTCAGAACGGTAAGTTTTCGCGTTACATTGAAGTTATCAGCTTCCTTGGAGATATTTGTACTTACCTGATCCGCTTCTGTGCATCCAGTCATTGCAAAACAACTCACTGCTGTCAGTACCAGCAATGCTGCTATTTTTCTTTTCATCACTTATTCCTCCGTATAGCATGTATTTGTCATTTTCTTGTACACATCTTCGTAAAGTTCCTGCTTATCACCGTTGTATGTATACTCTGCATAGATACCATCACCGCTCACCGTAGTAGATACAAGACACTTGTAATTCTGTAAAGTCTTGCAGCTCCATACTACGAATACGTTAGATAAGTCAATTGGCGGCGTTACCGGTGTATCGGCAAAACCATTCTTGTTGTACCAATCAACCAGTTTCTTTTTACAAACGCTTTCAAAATGTGCCATCCCTGTGATAATCATGTTTTCATCCTCGCTTTCTTAACCTAATGTTGATTTATTTAATTCCTCCACCAGTTCCCTCTCACGCTCCGAGAGCCCATAACGGATGACGCTTCCTGCATTTCCTGCCGCCTGCTTTTCTGCCGCCTGCTTTTCTGCGTTCTGCTT